TGTTGAAGCTGCGATTGAAGCCATATTTACTTTGGGATAGTTTAATGTTATACCTACTGTATCCGATAACTGAATATTCTGTTTTCCTTTTGGCTTAGATGTAGGTTTTACTTCATTGAGATTTATCACTATGGGAGTTTGTTCTTCGCATTCATCACATGGATATAATACGTTGGATTTGTCACTTACTGATTTTGCTCTTACATTGAGTAGAATATATTCGATGTCGAATAGTGGTAATTTGTCTATGTCGATTTCATCTTGAACACAGTTATTAACTATTTGCTTCATGGCTAAAGCCATTTCATCGTCGTTATTTCCTTCTAATGCCATGAAAAGAATTTTTTCTTCTTTTACCAAAAAGGGTCGATACCGTATGTCACGGTCATCTGATAATAAAGTCATAGTATAGATTGGTACATCAAGTTTTGGTAATGCCATAATTTAGTTTCTCCTATAGGTAGCTTGTACTTATATGATCGTTAGCTAGCCAATTGTCATATGTGAATGTAACATCAAAGGTTAATACTTCCACTCCTGCACTAGATAGTTCTAGGTCTGAAATGGATAAGGGAATAGCGTTTACAAAGTGTTGTTTGAATTTTATATTATTATTGGAATCTAACAGGTTTACAAATATTTGTTTTTGATATTCATTTTTCCATCCAGTTACATTGTTCTCTGGATTTATTACTTTTCTCATCCAGTTGTCAAAGAATCTGTATTCTGGCATGCCTTGTGTTTTATAATCTCCTGATTTACCATAGGTACAGTGAAATGATAGTGATAGATCTTCAAAGGATTCGTTGATTGGTAGGTTATATTCAGATCCAGATCCGTATATTTGAGTATTAGCATTAAACGATTTTCCCATTATTTTAGCTGTATGACATAATAAAGTTAAATCTTCTTGCCCTGGGGATATTTCTACTTCATATCTATTACCTGTAGCTATACCGTTATTACGAGTAATATATCCAGTAAATTCTTTAGGTTCAAAACCATTCATTGTAATTTCTCCCTTGTGTCAAACCACGCTTTTGTTTTGTGTTCTTTTCTGAAATTTTCCATAGGTAATGCACAAGCTAGTTCCCATTCTTCTGGCGGAATTTCTAAGAATCTACTTCTACATTTATTATAGAGATATGTTTTCATAATAGTTCCTGCATCTTCTCCGTCTGCGTATTTTAGAAATTTGTTTAGGGTTCTGGCGATTCTTAGGTCACTAGTACCTTCATTTAGTAATCTGTTAATGAGTTCGTATCTGAATCTAGGGAATAGGTAGTGTACATTTAATGCTCTAAAATTTATTCGATTTCTTTGATTGTCTGTTGGAATTACCAGTGGTGCTTGATCATAGTATTGGAGTTTTTTTCTGCCTTCTGGCATGTAAAGAAATAGATACATTTTTCCTTTGTCTGGCCATCGTTTAATATCTTCTCTATTTTCTAGGATCATGGTTCTGCCTCTGGTTGGTAATGATGCTAACTTTTCTCGATACCAGAGTTTACTTTGACCTACATTTTCAGAAATTGTTTTTTCTATTAGTCTCATTTTATGTTTAGCTCTTTTTCGGTTAGGATTTTCCATTGCCATCCATTTTGTCTACATACTTTTTCTGCAGCTTTCCACTTTGCTTGATTGACAGAGTAGGTTATTTGCTCTGTCAAAAAGTATTTAGACTTTCTGTTTTTAGGAGGCATGCATTGTTTCAGTGGTTTTATCTCACATAAATAGGTATTGATACCATTGTTACTATTTGATACTACTAGAAAGTCAGGAAAGTATCTATGCTGTTTTCTGTCTTTGGGGCTGATATAAGGTATAATAACTTCTTCGCTACTCCAAGATATTATTTTTGGAGTGGTGTCTAACCATACCATAAATTTACGCTCCCAGAGCGAACGGTAAACCACGTTCTGTTTGTTCCCTTTATATTTTTTAGGGTTTTGTGGGGTATAGCGTCCTTTGTATGACATACTAGTATTTATAAATATACATATAAGGAGAAAGAAATATGTTAGGTCTAATTACATCTTTGAGTCAGGTGGTTTATACTACTGCACAAAGTGGTCATATAACTGCTAGCAATTCTGCTCATAAGAATCGGACGTTGCAGCCAAAAACACAACAAGAACTAGATAATGAAAAAAATAAAGCTTCAAGAGTGAAAGAACTTAAATTTAAGGCAATTAGTAAATCTAATATGCCAACTCAAGATATATATTATGCTCCTCCACACAGTGTGACAACAAATGAAAATCCACCTTATCATAAAATAATGTATATGGCTTATGAATGGGAAAATCCAGAACAAGGTGGTAATAATACAATGAATCTTGCAAATACTTTTATCTTTCCTTTTCCTGCAGGAATTAACGATAAAGTTACTACTGAATGGGATGATGAAACAAGTATGATAAAAAGACTGACGGCTGCGTTAGTTACTAGTGATAAGAAAATTGGAGATCAACTTAAAAAAGAAGCTCAATCTAAGTGGGATAATCTTACGTCTGGTTCTAGGAGAAAAGTAGCAGAATTTAATCAAGCTGATTTTTATTTTAAGTCTGTAGCTAAAAGAGATTTTACTTTTAGTCATAAAATGACTCCACAAAGTGAAACAGAATCTGTGGTGATGAAAGATATAGTAGATTGGATTCAGTATCATGCGAGCCCTTTATTAAAGAAAACTAATGTACAATTAATAGGCCCAGCTGAATGGGAAATTCATTTTTTGAGTAATGGTGTTGATAATCCTTTTTTACCTAAGATTAAGAGATGTATTTTAGAGTCTGTGGCTATTAATGATACACCTAATGATAGTTTTCAATCGTCTGAAAATAGTCATCCTAATGATGTTGAGATAGAACTTACCTTTAAGGAGATTGGAATTAGAACTAAACAAGATATAGGATCGAATAGTGGAACAAGGTCGAAGATGATGCAATGGGAGTAATAAGTTATGGCTAAAGGATTTTTTGAGAATTTTCCAACGATGGTATATGACAACGACGGCAAGGGTCAGTATAAAGAAGTGGTAGACATTTTTCGGCGGGTATCCTTGCGTAATAATTTGAAAAATTATATCCAACTACCACTATTACAGAACATAGATGGTACACAGAAACCAGAGAGATTAGCTAATCTGGTACACGGTGATCCAAAAAGAAATTGGATAGTGATGATGATGAATGATGTTGTGAATCCGTATACAGATTGGTTCATGGGCGAAGAAGAATTCTATAAGTATATGCTAGAGAAATATCCAAATAAATTTATTCAATTAGTGGCCGGCCATGTTAGTACTTCCATTTACTTGCCGGGAGAGACTTTACTTAATCTTGATGCTACTGTTATTAAGTTTGATGCGACGTTAAAAACAATTGTATATACAGGTCAAGATATTTCAGGGCCTGAGTCGATTGAGGGAAATACTTCTGGTGCTACAGGTGATATTATAGTAGATTCTAATAGTGAATTTAGGGCACCTCATCATATAGATGTTGATGGGAATGTGGTTGATAATTGGGATTACGAATTTAATTTAAATGAAGCTAAGAGTCAGGTGTCCGTGTTGAACAATGATTATATAGACAGAATCGAGGATGAATTTAAGAAAAGAATTACATAATGGCAATACATATTACTAATCCATCTGAACAAATACGATTACCAGGCCAATATAGTCTAACTACCGTATTATTATCTAGTCCATTGAACAGTGCTGAGTTATCCATTACTCCGTTGTTGATAGGGATAGACCTATACGAGAGTATTTTTCAGGGTGCGTTGTCTGGTAGTTTATCTCTCAGAGATACTTCAAATATTATTTCGACATTTCCCATATGTGGATATGAGACATTGACTTTTGAATTTTCTTGTGAGACTGCAGATGGTATGGATTGGTTCTCTGTTTCTTTTAGGGTCTATGCGATTAAGAACATTATAGAAATGACAGGTGGTGGTAAGACCTATAGTTTAGAGTTTATATCAGAGGAATATATTAACGACAAAGAGATCGCAATAAGTAGAGCTTTCAGTTCTATGACTACATCTGATATAGTTAAGGTTGTTTGGGAAGATTCATTGTTGTCTGATAAAGCTCTCAGGATAGAAGAAACCAGTGGTCTAATTGATATGATATGTCCGTATTGGAGCCCAATGAAATTGATGGATTGGCTTTGTAGTAGATCTGTATCAACAGACAGGGATGGTGCTAATTATATTTTCTTTGAAACATTAGATGGGTTTAATTTTATATCACTGGAAACATTAGTAGCAGATATTGATGATGAAAAGATAGACACGTTTTATTATGGAACTAAGGATATTCGTGATGATGATAGCCCTACTTCTGAATCAGCTTATACTGTTTCTGAAATACAGATAGATTCTAGTTTTGATTTGATACAAAATTTATCTTTGGGTATGTATTCTAATACGATGATAGAGCATGATATTGTGCGTAAGACTATTAATGTTCATAAATTTGATTATGAAAAGTCTTTTGATAAATATGAGCATTTAGAAGATTGGTCGTTCTTACATGAGAAGGTAGATAAGTTTAAGGAAGTTTATGACAGTAAAAGATTTTTGATACCACAGCATTATCAATTATTCGGTGAGTATACGGTATCCAGTAGAGATACTTCAAAAAGAGAAAGAACATTACAGACTCGCGTGTCACAACTCCAACAGATAAATACCTATAAGATTACATTGACATTACCTGGCAATATTAGTACTAGAGCAGGTGATGTAGTATATTTGTTCTATCCATCAAAGGGTGCGGATGATACAGAAGATCCGTTGATGTCTGGACATTATTTAGTTTTGAGTGTTAAAAATTCTATGTCAACATTTAGACATGATACAGTAATAGAGATTGCAAAGGATTCTTATTTTAGGGAAATACCTAGTCAGGGGGTATAGAGTATGTTAAGGTTTAATAGTTATATGGATTTTATATCAGAAGATTTTGAAATGGATTATTTGACAGAAGATGTAATGCAATTGACTGAAAAACTGATTATGTTTAATCAGGGTAAACAGTATGGTCAGATAGTATTCATGGCTGGCGGTGCAGGTTCTGGTAAAGGATTTGCTAGTAAGAAATTTATGGAAATTGATAAGTTCAAGGTACGCGATGTAGATGAATGGAAACAAGCTTTTATGGCCATCTCAACTGATAGTAGATTTCGTGATTATGGTGCAGTGGTATATCGTAATAAGAAAGGTAAGATTTCCGCAGTAGATGTTGATTATGAGGGTGGAGCTATTATACAGGATAGGGATGCTGGCACTGGTATCAGGTTGGGTGATTTGGATTTGAAAAATCCCGAGCATGTTTATATTTTACATTTAGCAATCAGAGAAATGGGTATCAAGCATAAGACATTGGAACTTTTGTTGACAGATTTGAAACAGGATTATCTACCTAACATTTTATTTGATGTGACATTGAAAGATATTGATGACATCACCGATGTGCTCCCCACACTATTGGAAGTTGGATACGAACCTAGAAATATTCATGTTGTATGGGTCTTGACAAACTACCATGTTGCTGTCCGAGCTAACAAGGACAGGGAACGTGTTGTTCCTGATGATATATTACTCAAAACACATGAAGGCGCAGCTAATACGATGTATGATCTCATTAAGTCAAATGGAATACGTGGATTGGATGGCTCAGTTCATGTGATACTGAATAATCGAGATCAGACAATTTTTTGGGAACGACCAGACGGTACTAAGACAGATACAGTCAAAGGTTTCACCTATCTTACATTGAAGAAAGAAGGTCAGAAATTCTATGATCAGAATGAGGTCAATACTCAACTTTTGGATTGGATCAAGGATAATATTCCAAGAACCAAACAGACAGCTCATATGTGGGGTGGTTAATGCAGAACTTTATGGGCCTATCAGGTTATGTCTGGTGGCAGGGTGTTGTTGAGGATCGTCAAGATCCGTTAGAATTGGGTCGTGCTAGGGTTAGGATTCTGGGATTTCATACAGAAGAAAAGACGAAAATTCCAACCGATTCTCTACCATGGGCTTATCCTGCTATGCCATTAGATTCTACTCCCGGCAGTATACCTAACTTTAAAGAGGGTACATGGGTAATGGGATTCTTTCGCGATGGTGAAAGTGCACAAGAACCGATAATGACTCATATGATAGATGCTGGTTATGTGACACAGAATAATTCTCATAAAGGGTTTAGTGATCCTGAAACTAATTCTTTCAAACCAGAGAAACCCACAGGTACTGAACCAGTATTAGGGGAAGTAAACACTACTAAACTAGCTAGAGGTATTACAGATAACACTCTCCGTGATGATAGTAACATCACCAGAGTATATCCGTATAATCATGTTTCGGAGTCGGAAAGTGGTCACTTGGTAGAGTTCAATGATACTCCAGGCAGTGAAAGTATTTCTGTTACTCATAGATCTGGTACATACAGTGAAGTTGATCAAGACGGTGATATGACGGTAAAGGTAGTGGGTAATAATCTTGAAATAGTCGGAAAAGATAAATATATTAATATAGACGAAGATATGAATGTTACAGTGGGTGGCAATGTTGTCAGTACTGTAACGGGTGGACGAACAGAAAAATCAGGATCATTGGAGATAAATTCAGATGATGAAATATCTATTACTAGCGAGGGAGCTGTTACTATTACTGCTCCTACTGTGTTTGTTAATGGTAATTTGGCTGTAGATGGTATTGTTACAGCTGGAGATGGTACTATTATCACTGGAAGTCATGTTAGAACAGGTAGTATGTCAGTCACTAGTGCATTGCCAACATCTCAAATTCCTGTATTAACTGGGCCACTTGGGATATTAGGAGTACCTGCTCCTATGCCAGGAATTTTGAATAATATTCCTTTTGGAATTTTGGCGTCAGGTATAAATGTACCTACCGAAGCACTTTCGGATGGAGCTAGTCTTTTGTCTGAAAATCTTGTAGCCCTCAGACAATTAGAAACATCCCTACAAACTGCTGAAGAAGAATTAGATAAATGGAATGACTTAGAATCTGAGATAGGTTCACGATTAGGAGCATTGGAATTGAAATATGGAATTGAGTAATATTTCGGAAATACTTCAAGGTTTAGCACAAGCTCAAGATGAAGCAGAAGGTCAAGCTGCAACTTTGAACTTGGAAAACTATATTGCGACTCAAACTTCTGCAGCAGAGGAAAAAGTTGATACCGCTGCGGATCAAGCTGCAGCAGAACTTGCAGAATCGGTGGATAGTGAAGAACTAGATCAGATAACAGAAGATTTATCAGGTTTAGCAAATGTAGCAAAGAATTCTTTAGATTTAGTAGATGATGGATTTGGTCGATTGGATAGTATGACAATCTCAGCTCTTGGTATGTTTGAGGATGTTATAATAGATAATATTGATACTGTAACTAAACTTACAATGTCTGCCCAGGATGTATTGAGGATGTCATTCAATGAGATAGAAGATAAATTAGAAAAGGCAGCTATAGAATATGCGAAGAAAAAGGCGTTAGGTATTGCCCAAGTTGAATTTCAAGAACAGTTAGATTTATATTATCAGGCTAGGGATCTTTATAAAAGAATATCTGGATTGAAACAGAGTGCAGAGGATGTAGTGACTACTGCTTCTGGTACGATAAATAAAACAAAAGATACTGTTAGTAAATTAAAAACTTCTCTTATAACTTTACAGAAAGCCGTGAAAGTTGTGATAGATTTAGTTCCATAGGAGAAATAAAATGAAATCACCATTGGTAAATCCTTCTATAAGAAAGTATGTTGATATAATGAACTCTTTACAGCCACATCCATTTAGTAAGGATGTTGTTACTGTATCCGATGAGATTTCAATACAGCAAAGTTTGGTTAATCTTATTATGTTACGGACTGACGAAAAACCATTCCATCCTGAGATTGTGTCGGGTGTTCAGCAATATTTGTTTGAACCTATGAATGGTGTAACAGCTAAACTGATTGAGAAGGCTATAGAAACAGTGGTAAAAAGATACGAACCTAGAGTAGATTTGGTCGGGGCGGTTGCTATTCCAGAGGAAGATAAAAATCAATATGATATTACTCTTGTGTATAGATTACAGAATAGTCCAGAGCCAGTGGCCGTACAAGAATTAAACTTTTTGATGGAGAGGAAAAGATAATGGCAGTAAAAAAATTACGAGTTGCTGAATTAGATTTTGATGGTATTAAGAATAATTTGATAAGTTTTCTTAAAGAAGATCCTAACTTTGGGAGCGATGGTTCTTATAACTATGAAGGATCTGCGTTGTCTAGTCTATTAGATGTATTAGCGTACAATACCCATTATATGGGGTACTATGTGAATATGTTAGCTAATGAAATGTTTTTGGATAGTGCGTCTAAACGAGAGTCTATTGTTTCTATCGCGAAACATCTGGGATATACACCTTCATCTTCTAGGTCTGCTAGTATTACATTTGATATTACTAGTACTAATGCTGCTCCAATAACTTCTAATGATGAATTTATTGGATATGGAGATGATGGTACTGAATATAAATTTTATCCTATTACAACTTATACGAAAGATGGAAATAATAATATAGAAGGTATTGTTTGTAAAGAGGGAAAAATAACTACAAAATCATATGTCAAGGATACCAATAACTTAGATCAGAAATTTCTATTGGATGAAAACGCGGATACTACTACACTGACAGTCAATGTAAAACCAGATACGGTTTCTGCTGATGTACCTTATAATTTATTCACAGATATTTCAGAATTAAATTCTACCAGCACTACTTATTTTTTACAGGAAACTTCTAGTGGTCAATTTGAAGTTGCTTTTGGAGATGGAACATGGGGAAATAAACTTTCGGATGGATCTATAATTACTTGTGAGTATTCTCTTTCTTCTGGATCAGGCCCGAATGGTATTAATGAGCTTTCTTCTGAGAATCAGACCATTACTAGTAGACCAGTAACGTCTAATGCAACAGGGGGATCAGGGCCACAGACAGATGATTCTATTAGGTTCTTGGCTCCTAAGAATTTCCAAGCTCAGAACAGAGCTGTTACTTTGGACGATTTCAAGGTCATGGTTCAGACAAAAAGTTCTAATGTCAAATCTTCAATTGTATGGGGCGGAGAAGATAACGATCCTCCGATGTATGGAAAAGTGTTTATGTGCTGTCAGCCTATAACAGGTGAAGCGTTGACTGATACTGATAAATCAAATCTCCTTTCAGTTTTGTCTACTAATAAAGCAATCGGAATTACACCAGAAATAGTAGATCCAGAATATGTATATATTGATATTGATTCAGTAGTGATATATGATTCTAAATTAAATGTTATTACAGATGGTGCTATTAAAGAAAATGTAATAAATTCTATTAAGAATTATGGAGATACAGTGTTGAATAATTTTGAAGGTGAATTTCAATACACTCCATTCGTTGCTTTGATTGATGATACTGATACGTCTATTGTTAGTAATTATACTACGTTGAAATTATATAAGAAAATTAATCCTAATGGAAATTCTACATTAGAAGATAGTTGGGATTTACAATTTAATACAGCTATAGAAGGGCTTGTATCTAGTGAATTTCAATTGGTAGATGGAACACAGTCTGTTTCATTTAAGAGTTCTGGAACTGATATAATTTTGGTGGATTCATCTGGAGTTACAGTTTCTACATCACACGGAACTATTACAGGTGGTAAGGTATCTATCAATCCTATAAACATAAATGGTACAGCAGATATTAAGGTTTATGCTGAGGTAGATAGAGTAGACATTGCTCCGTATTTTGGAACTTTATTGAACGTAGACCAGATAGATGTTAAAATGGTAAGGAGCTGAAAGATATGTCAATAACTAGTATTATAGAACAGCAAATACCTTCTTTTATTAGAGATGATGATGTTCAGTTTTCTACATTCTTGGATTCTTATTATAGATTTTTAGCAGAATCATATGATGTTTCTGTTAATGATTTGAAAAATGTTAGTATAGAATTGGTTCAGAATGAAACTGTAAGATCATTAAATTCTGAAAGAGGTGAGATTTATCATCAGCTTCTTTCTATGAAGAAGCTGAGAGATATTGATACTACTACGGTAGGATTGGTTTCCAATTTTGTCAGTGAATATATGAATGGTGTTAATGCACCTACCTTAGATTCTATTAGAAGTAATATGAAGTTGATGAAAAATTTCTATGAGAATAAAGGTAATGAAAATTCGTTTCGTTTTCTGTTTACTTTATTGTATGATCAGGTAATTAATATTTCTTATCCTTTTGATAAAGTTTTAAAGTTGTCTGAAAATGAATGGGTAAAATACGATTTTATTAGAGTGGAAGAAACAGCAGGATTGAGTACATTGCTAGCTGAAAGTGTTGGTAATACTATTTCAGGAAATGGGGCTTCGGGAATATTAGATTCTTATACTAGACACGTTATATATGGAGATGTAGATAAAGCTTATTATAAATTGATATTGAGAGATTTTGTAATTGGAGAATTCCAGCCTGGTACTGTTACAGGTGTTGGTACTACTTCATTAACAGTAATGCCTGGATTGGGTGATGTTGATTTAGCTGATGTATCGGGTATATATCCATCTGATAAGATAAAAATTGAGAATCTACCAAACGCACAACAATTTGGTTCATCTCTAGTTATAGATAAAATGAAGTCTATGACGATGGATGAAGCTACAATTACTACTACTGAAAATGGTTATATTACATTTGTAAATGATTATTTTACCACTTATGAATTAGACCTTGATGGGATTGAATATAGAATTGTTGGACAGCGGAGTGGAGCTACTGGCATTGTTAGGGATGTGGATAGTCAGAAAAGGTTTTGGGTAGAGAATATAAATGGTAGTTTTTTGACTGATTATCATGTAGACAAGAAGGGTGGATCTGAACTGGTAGATATTTATAGTTATGCTGGTGTCTTAATCGGGAATGTTAGGTTAGGTAGATTGTATAGTGCTTGTGATATGAGTGCAGTTGTGAAAGTAGAAAATAATGGAGTTACAAAAACTGTTATAAATAAAGGAAAAAATTATAAGTTTAATCCATATGGTTATATTTTAGATAATAATGTTTATCATGTGGTCGCGATAACAGGTCTAGGAAAAATAGGAGAAATTAAAATTAAGGAAATGGGATATGACTATACTCAAAATAGTTTATATACAATTAAAGTAGGTTCTATAGATATAGGTGATGGTTTATGGAGAACTACAGGCAAAGAAGAATATTATAAATCTATGTTAAATACACTTGACGGTGAGGCAAAATTACGAGACAGTAATTACTATCAAGAATTTAGCTATGAGATTTTTTCTGAAACTTCTATGTCTGTATGGAAACATCCTATTAAGAAATTGGTACATCCGGCTGGAATGGAACTATTTGGTAGGGAGGATTACGTAAGCTCCCCTTTTGATTTAAGCCTCACCGATCCAAAACAATATTATCTTGCTCAACTTGGTATAGAGCAGGCTGAAATAGAAAATGTAACGTTTGAAGTTTTTGCAGCTCAGCAGGTAGAATATGATCCTGTTATTTGGGGTGCTGGTGGTATAGGTGATGGTTTTACTATACCTCAATTATCATTAATTTCTAATCCTAATATTAATCTGGTTTCTCCTGCTCTTACTTCTTCTGTTCCTCTTTATGATGACAGTTTCTCTAAGTTATTTTTTAATGCATTTATTTCTAGGTTAGATGTAGCAGAAGTAGATGTATCAGAAACAGTCAGTACGGGTGGATTATTATATACAGAAGAATTTACTGAAGATTTGTCCGAAATTGTTTCTGAACCAGAAGCTATTAATATAGCTAATTATGAAACTATTGAATTTAGTGATGATCCTGATTTTAGTTTACTTTCTTTACCCGCTAGTAATGACAGTATATATAATTTTAATACTATTGAAATTGATATGTCTGACGGATTTGGCTATGAAGAAATATCTGCAGACAGTGTAAAGTCAGGAGATGGTCAACTTCATAAATATGAAGATTCACCTGATTATGATTTATCAGGAACAGGAAGTAGTTCTGGTAGTGCTGGTGGGAGATTAGTAATTTTTAGTGATAAATATCAGCCAGGACAAATAGGAAATGGAAAAGGTACAGGAAATATAGGATTTAAAACTACAGAGATAAAAGATGCTATGGATTTAGGCGGAGAAGGATTAGGAGATAGTGATAGGTTTATGAATGGTTCAACATATACAGAATCTACGATTTTTACATCTAGCATACCACATGATCTAACTCCGCCTGTTACGACTTACAGAGGAAAAGTTCATTCTATTAATTACAGTATTTCACCAAGCGAGATGATTTAATGAGAGCAAAAGAAATAAAAGCTATTAATGATCTTAATGTCCTTGTTGATGGTAATCTAGCTCTGCTTGAAGGCCAGGGAGATGGAAATCTTACTGTTGTTGAGTTTGTTTTTCCTCCAGACATTGATATAGAACCTATTTTCAGTGAAATTTTAAAGTCTTATTCTATGATAGAGAGGAAATTTAATACTGATCTAGTTGATGTAGATATAGATATGGTTTCTGTTAGTGTTACTAGTTCTTATGGTATGGTCGAGAAACAATTCAATACTGATCTAGCTGATGTAGACTTATCATTAATAGAAACAAGCATTACTAGTTCTTATGGTATGGTCGAGAAGCAATTCAATACTGATCTAGCTGATGTAGATATAGATATGGTTTCTGTTAGTGTTACTAGTTCTTATGGTATGGTCGAGAAGCAATTCAATACTGATCTAGCTGATGTAGATATAGATATGGTTTCCGCTAGTGTTACTAGTTCTTATGGTATGGCCGAGAAGCAATTCAATACTGATCTAGCTGATGTAGATATAGATATGGTTTCCGCTAGTGTTACTAGTTCTTATGGTATGGCCGAGAAGCAATTCAATACTGATCTAGCTGATGTAGACTTACCAATAGTTTATATTGATATGAATAGTACCTATGGTATGGTAGAAAAACTTTATGTAGCTGGTTTGGTTGATGTAGACTTATCATTAATAGAAACAAGCATTACTAGTTCTTATGGTATGACGGAAAAACTTTATGTAGCTGGTTTGGTTGATGTAGACTTATCATTAATAGAAACAAGTATTACTAGTTCTTATGGCATGGTCGAGAAGCAATTCAATACTGATCTAGCTGATGTAGATATAGATATGGTTTCTGTTAGTGTTACTAGTTCTTATGGTATGACGGAAAAACTTTATGTAGCTGGTTTGGTTGATGTAGACTTATCATTAATAGAAACAAGCATTACTAGTTCTTATGGTATGGTCGAGAAGCAATTCAATACTGATTTATCTGATGTAGACTTACCATTAATAGAAACAAGCATTACCAGTTCTTATGGTATGGTTGAACGATATTTTGAAACAAATAATATCACAAGACAATATTTATCAGACTATCCTAATTTTTCTACGTTGTCTTTTAATGGATTGGCTAATATCCAAAATACAAATTCAGCTAATCCAATTTCGTATGATATAGGTAATGCTGAGAATCCAGTTTTTATTGGCCCTCATAGTACTGACTTAGTTATAAATTTGAATGCATATACTTCAGTCGAGGTGGGCGAAACCAAATCTATTAAAATAATTCCTCAAATGGGTCAATTAGCTCATGGTGATATACTTGGTTTGGATGGAAATAATACTATAGCTGGTACTACAATAACATATAGACCAGACAATAACTCTAAAGAAGTAGATTCCTTTTATTATGCGGTTATAGGTACTTCTCCAGAAACTAGTTTGAGTATGGACTCTAATACGTCTACCTGTTTCGTGGAGACTAGTCATAGAGAAAGACAATATTTATCAACAGCAAATGCATTTAATAGTTTAGGTTTTGCTAGTTCATTGGTTTTATCTATTCCTGATCAGGATTCTCCAGTGTTTAGTTCATATATAGTTCCAGACATAGATAAGAATGTTACTGCGTCGTTTAGACTACCTGCAGCTGATTATGAAACAGTAGCTATAACAGAACAGCCTACGAGTGGAGTATTGAATTATATGGCATCACAGGAAACTTCACCAGTAAAGACTGGCCCATATTTTACATATCAACCTTTAGCTGATACTCCTGTAGATTTTGATGATGATGTATTTACCTTTACGGTGAAATTAATGGGTGTTGATCCTACTGTTAGTTATGTTTCTTCACAATTTACGTTGAGGGTTAAAAACACTCCGCCTCAAGTTAATAATGATTTTTCACAGCAGATAAATGAAGATAGTGATACTGGTTATCAAGAATTTTTGATAGATGGTTTAAATGCTAATGGACAGGATTTAAACGGGGATACTATAATGTGTGCGATACAGGGAGCGTCGTTTCCCGAATATGGTACTGTTGTTCTTTCTACTAACACTTTAAGTTATAAATATACTCCTAATCCACATTGGCATGGATCGGATAAATTTTATTATAAAGCTAGAGAATTAACAAATTCTATTTGGTCGGAACAAAAAGAAATACAAATTCAAGTTGATTCTGTGTATGATTCACCTCAGGCTACTGTTTTGACAGGGGGTGTATCTGATGAGGGTGGTTATATTGCGTATACTATGGTCGGAACATCTAATGAATTTGCAGGTGCTTATGATTTACGGTATCAGTTGATGCAGAATCCTACTGAAAATGGAACAGTTGTAGGACATTTTACTAATACAACGGACGAAAATATATTGGCGGTAGGAGAAGGTTCTGCTCTTTTAACTTCTCCTGTTGTGGAAATACATGCTGATGATACTGATTATTTTGGAACAGGAACATGGAAATATCGAGTAGTTGATATAAACAGAACGTTAAATGGTTCTTTATTAGCTGATGCTAAGTCTAGTATTGTTGAGTGTAGTTATTTGTTTAATAATGTCAATGATGCTCCAACAGCAATTGCTCTAAGTCCGAATGTTAATGAAGATCAACTTACACAGATTGATTTATCGTTTAGTGATGCATATAATGAAACTGGAACTTATAGTTATTCTATAGATACTCATCCTTCAGGGCCTAATGCAGGTATATTATCTGGTGGTTGTATAAATTATCCAGCGAGTAGTTTTGTTAATTATCTATCCAAAAGTAATTATGTAGGTACAGATACCTTTACATATATTGTAAATGATGGTGCATTAAATTCAGCTGCAGCATCGGTTACGGTTAATGTACTCAATACTCCTGATGCTCCTGTTGCAGATGATTTGACAGTTGTTGTAGTCGAAGATGGTTCTGTTAATTTTACTGTACCTCATGTTGATGTAGACCCAGGCGAAGAATCAAATCTAAGAGTATACTGGACTACAGAGCCTCCTGCTAACAGAGGAACAATCGGTCTGACAGGTGGAGATTGGAATTTGCCTGGTGTTTTTCAGTATTCGTTTACTCCTTATCCACACAATACACTTTCTACTTCTGCTACTTATCTTCTCTGGGATGGAACATTTTTAGATCCAAATGGAAATACAGATACTTCTACAGCGGGTGGTCTTGCTAACAGAAGAATTTCTGCTCAGAAAACAATCAGTTTTCAAATAACTCCGTTTGATGATCCTATGGAGTGGATTGCCCATCCCACAACAATGTCAGTTCAAGAACAGCAAACGGGTGCACCTGCTACTTATAATACAATAGATATACAAGCAATTGATCCAGATGTACTTGGTAGTAATATTTTAACTGGTCAAGATCCTGTTTATAGTATAAAGACTCAAGGCTCGAAGGGTGTGGCAACTATTGCTCCTGTTTCTGGAACAGAGACTTGGAGAATTACATACACTCTTAATGATGTAGAATATACACAAAGTACCACAGACACTTTTACCTATAGAGCTACAAACTCTACTAATCCTGAGATTACTGAGGTATGTACGGTTACTATTCTTCCTTTGGATGATATGCCTACATTTACTGCTAGTCCTATAAATATAGCTTGTACTGAAGTAGTTGGTTTTACTTTCCTCTTTGCTGATTATATTGTTGATCCAGATTCTACTGCTTTTGATATTGTTAAATTTGAATATGAAATTACGGATGCTCCTAACCCTAGCTATACTAAGACATGGAATCCTTCAGGGTTAGGTTGGAATGATGCTAATATGCCAACAGCAGTGTATGAATGGGATGATATTAATCATCAATTGGCGGATTCCAGTGTGACACAGACAGATTCTTTTAAATGGAGAGTTCGTGATCAAGCTATTGGATCTGCATGGTCTGATGAAGTTACGGTTAATATTTCTATCCAAGGTGTTAATTCAGATCCAGTTATTACCGCAGCACCTACTGCTTTGGAACTTTATGAAGATACTATTTCTTACTTTACTTTTACGGCGACTGATGCGGAAAGTACTCCTATAGTTTATACCTTCACACAGCCAACCACGGGTGTTGTGGCTGTAACAACTGGTTCTGAGGTCGGGAATGGTACTCACAAATATACTCCTCCTGCTGATTATTTTGGAAACCCAGGCACATTTACAATGTCAGCATCGGATGGTACTCCTGGTGCCACAGGTGTCAATACCGTAACTACTCCTAATGTAACTATTAATGTTATTTCGGTGAATGATCATCCTATTGCTGAATCTCAATCTTTGGGTACGAATGAGGATGTAGCACTTCCAATAACATTAACAGGCCATGATCATCCTAACAAACAAGGTGAGGATAGTCCTATAACTTTTATTATTGTGGATGAAGAAAATAGTGTTGATTATCCAGAACACGGAAGTTTAACACCAAATGCTTCCTTTGTTAATAATGGCATAATCACATATACACCTGATTTGAATTATCATGGTGCAGATAGTATCAAGTTCAAGGTTAATGATGGAACAAATGATAGTGTTGTTGCTACAATTACTTTAGCGGTTCACGATATAAATGATCCGCCTATTGCAACTCCACAAACAATTTTAGGGGGTGACAGACCTTCAGAAGGTGGTGTTAAGTCAATAACTTTGGCAGGTACAGATGTAGAAAATAATCCTTTAACATTTTATCTTCATGATGTACTTCCTCAACACGGATCATTGCATCCTTCAGAAACAGCTGCAACTAATGGTACAAATGCATATTCTGCATATCAATTGATGGCTAATCCAGTGTGGTATAAACACGATGATTCCGAAAATCATACGGATACTTTCAACTTCAGAGCACGAGAATCTACGACAGGTAATCAATATTATAGTACTAATCCTGCATTAGTTACTATTAATATAATACCAGTTAATGATCCTCCAGTTGCATCAGCCCAAGGTGTTACTGTGGCAGAAGATAGTACAGATAACGTTATTACTCTTACTACGTATGCTTCTGATGTTGATACCGATGACAGTACTCTTACATATACGATTAATGGTCAGCCTAGTCATGGTACATTAACTACTGCTCATTTAGTAGACGACAAGGAAATTGAATATACTCCTGATCCAGATTTTCATGGAACTGATAGCGTTACCTTTGTAGCTAATGATGGATCTTTAAATAGTAATACAGGAGTTATCACTATAACAGTTACTCCAGTTAATGATGCACCTATTGCTCAGTCTCAGGGTGGCCCTAGTGTTGTAACTGTTGATGAAGATAGTGCAGTTAATATAACATTAGTGGCTACAGATGTTGATGGTGATGCTTTAGATTATATAATTGTTGCTGCACCTGCAAATGGTGCATTGAAAAGAACATCTGACAATTATGCATTGGGAAATGGTACTCTTATCGGTAATCAGAATCTTATTACTTTTACCCCTACTGCGGATTATAATGGTAGTACATCATTTACTTGGAAGGCTAACGATGGAACAATAGATAGTAATATTGCAACGGTAGCTATTAATGTTGCTGCACAGCCTGATCCACCCGTAGCTAATAATTTTTCTTTTTCACTAAATGAAGATAGTACATATACTATTGATTTTGATCTTCCTGCTAGATCTAGTGATCCTGATAATGATTTATATAGTTGGGAGATAGTAAGTACTACTACTTTAAATGGATCATTATCAGTTACTTCTGGTTCTATGTCTACAACTACTGTATACACTCCAACTCCTAATTATTATGGTGCTGCTAGTTTTACTTGGAGGGTTAAGGATACGGATGCTACATGGTCTGGAAACGCAACGGCATCTATTACGGTTAATCCCATAGATGATTCATTTGCATGGAGTAATGATTGGGAACAGGCTGGTTCTGGATTTACTTCAGCAACTACAGCAACAGTGAATGAGGATGAGGTATGGACGTTTGCATATAGTGGATCAGATGTCGATAATCCAACTACATCGCAATGGGCTGGATATGGTAGTGGTGGTATAGTGGTTGATGCGACTAATCCTGGCCAAGCAGGTTCATGGAATGTTGTAGGTACGGTAACTAATAATGGCCCTATTTATACTATAACATGGAATCCAGATTGGAACGGTACTGCAATAGTTCATTTATGTATAGCTACAGCTACTAATACTGATCCTGATCCTGATGTTGCTGGCGCACAATATTGTCAAGCAGTTACTATTACTGTTAATCCAGTTGATGATCCACCTGAAGCTGCTAATCTACCTAATATAGCTGTAATGGAAGATGCGAGTATTGCTATTACTCTTGTTGGAACTGATGTTGAAGGAAATACTTTAACCTATCACATTACTGATATGCCAACTAAGGGAGCTCTTTCTAATTATGGTACTACATCTTCAAGTGTAACCTATACTCCTAGTATTCAGTCATTAGGATATGTTGGTGGGGGATGGTCTGGTGGCCAGCCAACTACTGAGAGAGAAACTGCAACTGATACTTTTACATATAAGGTTAATGATGGAACGAGTGATAGTTCAATAGCTACTGTTACTATTACTATTACTGGTGTCAATGATGCACCAGTTGCAACTGATTTTACTCTTAGTAATGCTACGACAGGTACTACTAACTATAATGAATCTGGTTCAAATCAGTATGATTGGTTCTCTGTTTCTCTAGTTAATAGAGGATCGGATGTAGATACAAATGATAATCTTTGGTATCAAGTTGTCTCTATACCTACAGGATCTAAAATACGGAGACTTAAACCAGATGGTACTACTTATAATGAGTGGAGTTCAGCAACGGTAGCTTCAAGTTATGTGACACTTTGGTATGGCGGTACTCATTCTAGTTATTCCCAAAAATTTGATTGGCAACCGGCCACTGCAAATTGGAGTGGCACGGAAACATTAACGTATAGAGCTTTGGATAGTGGAGATGGTTCTGTTGATGATCCATTAGTGCCGGGAGATGATAGATATTCTGCAAATAAAACTATTACTATTGTTGTCGCTGCAACTGCTGATGTTCCTACTACTGATGATCAGATTGTGGCTTATACTGAAGATACTGCTATATCATTCAATGCAGCTGGGGATGATCCTGATTGGCCTTATGGTGATTATGTTAAGAGTGTTACAATACATGCATATGCTTCTAATTGGGGAGCTTCTACCTTGACTATTCCAGACGCAACTTTAGGAAAAAGTTTGTACTGGACATTTAATAGAAATATTGATAATGATTATGCAAATACTTATGTGGATTGGAGTTTTACGGATATTAATGACGTTCAATCGAATCAGTCAAGAATTAATTTCAACGGTACATCTGTAGAAGATCCAACAGTATGGGAATCTTATCCATCTAGTGATACTGTTTCGGGAAATGAAAATTCTGGGGCTTCTATTTCTATCACTGCTACTGATGCGGACAATACTATTACATATGGTATCGAAGAGCAACTTACTAGATTTGCTGGAGCTGGAGGTGGAACTGCGAACGGACATCCAACTTTGACTCATCCATCAGCTCCTGCAAGTGGATCATTTAGTATTAGTGCTGTACCTAATTCTGATGGATCTTGGTATGGTACTTGTAAAGTTTTTGCAGAAGGTAGTAGTAAACTAGTAAAAACTATTACAGTTAATCTTGACTCTGTTAATGAAACACCTACTGCACAGGATGCATCTTTTCCTATTGCAGGTAGTACTCTTACTGAAGATCAAACACATACATTTGATTTGGATAGTTTAATAGCTGATGAAGAAAGTACTGATGCTGAATTGACAGTAACTAAAGAGACTGATCCTGATCATGGAACTGCTAGTATAGATGCTAATACTCATATAGCTACTTATATTCCAACTTTAAATTATTACGGTACTGATTCTTGGACATATAAAGTTTCAGATGGCGTAAATTCTGTAGTTAAAACTCTTAGTTATACTATGGCTTCAGTCAACGATACTCCAACAGCATCCACGTATGGGATGTCGGGTGGAAATTATTTAGCGTCAGTTGATGAAGATCAAACAATAGATGTTTATTTAATTGCTTCGGACGTGGAAACTTCAAATTTGACATATGCTATTACTTCTAATCCAGCTCATTATAGTATATGGGCTCAACAGGGCAATGCCTACAGTAATCATTGGAAGTATCAAGGTGCTGCCGATAATAATGATAATATTAGTTTTGGGTGGAAAGTTACTGATGCGGGTGGTTTAGAGGCTGCCGCAAATGGATATATTCAAATTAATCCTGTAGCAGATACTGTTGCATGGCTAACAGCAGGCGATTATACTGTTACTATACAAGAAGACGGAAGTGATGTAATTCAGAGGGGAGCCGCAGATCCTGATGGAACAAGTATTGTCTATTCTATAGTGGCTCAGCCACCAAATGGTACTTTAGTGGGTAATGGTACTGGACAATGGACTTATACACCAAATGCTAATTTCAATTCTACTAGTGCTGACATTGGACGAATTAAAGCAGTTTCTGGTGGAGATACTATTTACAAATATATGAAATATACTGTAACTGCGGTGGATGATACACCAGTTGCTGATGCACAGGCTGTAACGGTAGCTGAAGATAGTTTTGTAAATATAACATTAACAGGCAGTGATGTCGAAAGTTCTTCAGTTACTTTTCAAGATCATTCTACACCTTTACATGGAGGTTTATCTGATTTTACTGGAGCTGGAGGTGTGAAATATACACCAGTAGCTGATTATTTTGGAGCTGATTCTTTTACTTTTAAGGTTAAAGATACAACAGGTAATGTATCAACTGCAGCTACCGTTTCTATTACTGTGACCGCAGATAATGATGCTCCAGTCGCAGAAGATGTTACAGTTAGTACAAATGAAGATGTAGCTAAAGTTATTGTATTGGATGGATCAGATCCAGTGGAAGGATCTACTGTATCTTATCATAAAGTAACAGATCCTTCTCATGGTTCTGTTGGTAATATCACGAATACTAAAAACATAACATATACACCAACTCTTGATTATAATGGAGCTGATTCTTTTACTTATAAAGTTAATGATGGTAATTTAGATAGTAATGTTGCAACAGTAAATATAACTGTTGATCCTGTAGCAGACAATCCTACTGCTAATCTTAATGATTTTTCTGTGGATGAAGATAGTAGCGAAACAGTTAATTTGTCTGGTAATGATCCAGATTCGGAAGATGCAGCTTTAGATGGTTATATGACTAATCATGGTGGATACGGAACGTTTGTAGTTTCGGGTGACAAAAAGCAGTTGACATTTGAACCGTATGCAAATAGTCATACAAATACATGGTTTTCGTATTATGTAAAGTCAGCTGTTAGTACGGGAAGTAGACAAAGTTCAGTAAGAACTGTGAATATTACTGTAGATCCAGTAGAGGATGATCCGAACGTCAGTACTCACGATTGGGGTACAGTGTATAGAGGTAGTACTTATACTGCTACACTTACTGCTGGTGATGTTGATGGTAATTATTCTCATGCAGTACCTACAAATAAAGTTTCTACTCTTACAGTAGATGAGAATGACGATTTTGGAGCTACAATAGGTGGTAGTATTGTTACTGCTTATGATAACCTTGGTAATACTGCATCAAATTACGCAACTGGTACAGTAGGGAATAGGACTCCAATTGCTACAGCTCAATCTCTTACTACAGGATATGGTGAGGGGCTGGCTATTACTCTTGATTCTAGTGATCTTGATCCGGGCGAAGTTCATACTTGGACTATTGTATCAGGCCCTACCGCTGGTTCGGTATCTACTCCTAGTAACGCTGGAGTTACAACTTATTCTCCTGGCGTTGGCCATTATGGAGAAGCTACTTTTACTTGGAAAGTAGTAGATAATGCAAGTAATTCTTCAAGTACGGTTACTTGTACAGTTGATACTGATCCCCCGCCTGATATAAATCCACCAACTTTGGCGGTATGGAATGGAAGCACAGGGAATCATTGGACAACTAGTACTGCTTCTCTGGCCTTTTCATTTACTGGTGAGGCCGGTTGGGATGTAACTTCATTTACTGCTTGGCCTAGAACTAACGTACTTTCTACTTCTATAGCTAGTGGTGCAGTTCATGCTACCAGAACTGGATCTCCAACTGCTGCAGTATACGAACTTGTAAAAATTTCAAAGTCTTACAGACAATCTAATAAACATGAGAATACTACTTCAATAGAAGCTGCTTGGAAACCTGCAGGATGGTTGGCTAGGGAACCTTATCCTGGGCCACCGAAACTTTACGCCGTACTTACAGGTTTTGACACCAATTACCGTTATCTCCAGAACAACCCAATTGGCGCCGGTACTGAATATGGGATATTTAGTGTAGGATATTCACAAACTATTGGTGTAGGTGGATTGGCGTTGAATCATGATGTTTGGACGGTGGAATGGGGTACTGCAGTATGGACTGGACTAGGAAGTCCTATTTCTGCTTCTGTAGGAAATGCGGGCGATTACGCGTGGGCTGTTATTAACGCGCCGGGTACAGGAGGTATTCAAGGCCCATCTGCTATTTCGTATAGTAGACCTTGGACGATTAAGATGCAGGGTGCAGTGTATTCAAGCGGTACCATTACAGGGAGTGGAGTTTTTTACTGGTATTGATGTATTATAAATATAAACAGAAAAGGAAATTTGAATGGCAATATCAAAGGATTTCGCAAATTTAATCAGAGAATCTATTATACATGGTTCTACTTACCATATGTTTCAGGCTAAGTTTCAGTTATTTACAGATAAAGGTACTCAAAGTTCTGAGATAACTTGTGATATAACTTTGGATAATCCATCTGCTGCACTTGTATTTACATATACTCATGGTGGTACTCCTAATGAACCTAAATATTATTTTGGTCAAACTGCAACTCTGACAGATGGATTTATTGATGAAATGAAATTATGGGGTCTGTTAAATGCTAGTTATACAAGTTATTATGGTGTGAGTGTGTCAAGTGGTACAACACATACTAATTGGACACATATTGCAACGGAAACTATATCGGAATCTGGTTCAGTTGATTATGATTATAATGATTTTTTACAGTCATTTACATATACATTTACTCCATCAACGGGTACGGGTGATGTATTGCCTCCTGCTAATTTATTAGGGAAATTTAATTCTAACGCATCTCAGACAGATATTACTCCTAATAAATTTATATTTTATAATGATGAGGGTTCGGGCTCTCCAGTTGTACTTGGTACAAGAACAGAAACTACTACTGTGGGAATAAGTGTAACGACTGCACTACAAAGTAACATAAATAATATAAGTTGTGAAGTGGGTGTTGATGATTTACCCTTAACTCCAACGGATTTTAAATTGTTCTCATCTACAAATATTTTAATAGATTCGGGTGATTTAACAGATCAGACAGAAGAAGGAATAGATTGGCTAGCGGGTGATTCATTGGTTTTTACATATGTATCATCTTTATTAAATAAGGTAACATAGAAACAGTTAAGGAGAAATAGAAATGGCAATACAAATTTCAGAAAATTTACAGGCATTGGTAAATGATGTACTTTATCATTATCCTGATCCTACTGCCACCCATAATTGGGGTCAAATACAAAAATATGCTATAGTATTAAGAGATTGGACAGGAAGATTTGTGGCATCTGGACAGACAGGACAACCTGATTTTAAATATGCAGGGGGCCCCGCAGTTGTATTTTGTAGTGCAGCTGCAGCGGGAGATTTTGATGACGCCCAATTAGATTTATCGGTATTTTATGATAAGATTATAGGAACAAATGATGCAGCTGGAGCAGAAGCATCAGCTACATTAATAAATGCTGGTAGATATGTTACTAACTCAGGTAATCTTCCTGCAGGTCAAACTATATATACTGATGTTGACGTTAATGGTGTAGCTACATATGGAAATTTTGTTTTAGTATCTAATGCTCTTACTTTATTAAAGCAGGATGAGGATGATGGTAGTTTTAGTGAATTAACCACTGATGCAACTCAAAGTGTATCTAGTGGAACTGACAAATGGGGCTTAACGTATGGATTTACTCAGACTTCTATTGGCCATGGTATAAATGGTACTAATGAAGAACATTTTGGTCATCCTCAAAAATGGGAATTTTGGTTTAAAACTGCAGGAAATAGTCCAATAGGTGATGTTTTTGTAGAAAATCATAGATTAGGTCAGGGCCCAATATTTGATAAATGGATGAATAGTGGCTGTCCTGGCGCAAATGGATTTTGGTTAGGTGCATATGGAGATGTTACGAAAAAAGATGATGTTTGGCCTGGTACGGATGACAGTTCTGGAACTGCTTATGCTGATACCAAACAGATGCTTGAAGCTCATTCAACTGGTTCTAGTTTTGATTTTGTTTTTATACCTGATTTAAGTATCCCACATGGAGATGATGGGTATGAAGAAGCTAGCATGGATGCAAATGATAAGATAGATGAATTATATTATAGGATAGAAGTTTCTGATACAGTATCAGGTACTAGCATAGATAGTAATAGTTATTGGGTTGATAAACCTGTAGCATCTGCTTTGGCATCAAGTAGTGGTAATGCAGATTATAAAAAATTTGTTCCTAATAGAATAATATTTTATAAGAATCAAGCAGATAATACTACATTAACTTTAGCAGAATTACTTACTTTACGAAAGGATTGTTCTGATATAGCTTTAATTGGTGCATCTGGTGTATATGATTTAGGTGGGGGATCTGGATATTCAACATCTTGGGATCCGCTAGATTCGTCTGGAGTGGGAGTTTCTTCTACGGTTCGTGCGACATCAGCTAATTTACCATTTTTCATCCCACAAGTGTCCGGCATTAATCTTCGCACATCTCCATTGAATATCCAAAATCATGAATTTCCCATAACAATTGTACTTGAAAGAATTGTTCGCGAGGATGGTTCTTATATTCCAGCACAGGAAATGTACACATATTTTGATAGTTATAGTTCTACAAATATGGAAAAGGTTATAAATCCTTTAACAGGAGAATATAAAGATGGGTCAGATCCATCTGATTCTAATGTTACGATAAGTGGTACTAACGCAGAATTGAATAGTAGAGGATTACAAGCGGATAGATTAATATATCATATTGAGTCAAGTATTTTCGATGGTGGCGAATTTGAATCTACAACTAAGGTTAATTTTCATCTTCAATGGGGTAAAAAACCTATCACAAATGCAGCTAATGGTGTAAAATTATATCCTGCACAAGATTCTGCGTCTAATAATTTAACAACAGCTAATACTTATTTCGTAGAATACAGTAATTTACCGACATTCCCAGCAGATTGATAGGAGTAATAAATAAAATGAGAGATAAAATAGAAAGGTTTGTAGAATCTATTGAAGGATTTGGTAATCTTATTGTTACTAAGCCAGACGGAACTATAAAACATAAATATCCATTCAAAAATACCATTACTGAGCACTTTAAGAGGGCTCTAATGTCAGCAATAATTTATGGTGATACCGAAGAAGTTATAGATTCGGATGGTAATATATTGACACATACACGAAAAGAAATTCCAGTTGCTGCGAACACATTATATCCAGCTGGTTCAGTTGATGATAGTGGTGTTGTATTAGATCCGCTTCCTCTAATTGTAGATACTCGTTATAAAGATGCTGCAGGTAATCGACCGCCTTCATGGATTGCTGGGGCATCAATAGCTGGTAATAATAGTTCCAAGACAAACACAGATGCTGATGATTCTATTGGATGGCAGGTGGGTGATACATTTGTTGAAGAAGCAGCTGTTCCTTTTGCTTATTATTTTTCTAATAAGTTAATTGCTCATCAATTTAAGGTTAGAGTAGGAACAGTAGGTTCACCTGATAATCTATTAGATGTTACAGAAGGTAGTGAAAATGAATTTACATGGACAGGTAGTGGAATTGGTGAATCAAGAACAGCTGTTATTGGTTGGATTGATTCTAGTCAGACTTCTTTAGTTCATGGCACGAGTCCATCTGAAGTTGCTAGAGATTCTAGTGCTGAAGTGTTTGAATTTGGACAGAATGTTTTTACTGGAATGATACATGATGGTAATGCTCCGCCAGGAGTACTGGAACCACAGTTTAAACCTGCCAGAGAGAATTTGAGAATTGCAGATGGAACTGAACTTGCAAATTATAATGGTCTTAATATTGATTCAGAAACTGAACAAAATAGAGAATGGATAGATTTAGATAAAACGGGTCTTAAAGGCACCAAAGCAACTGTCAGACAATCTCTTGGCCCAGGTGGCTGGAAAATAGCTAGTTGGATAACTCATAGTGTTCCAATGAGAGCTAAGTATAAATTGGGTGGTACAAATACTACGAACGAAACTGTTTATAGTATGGATGAAACACCTAAAGTATATGGTAGAGGTGATCCAATAGATGATGATAATGCATTGGCTCATCAGGAATGGACAGGAACAGCATATGAATCTGTGACTACGCCAGGTGCGTTTAGTAATGCATTTTATTGGTCTGCAGATTTTAATGGAGATGATTACAAAGAATTTATACCATTTGAGTATGAATTAACAGAACCTGCGGGTGATTTTTATTGGTCATTTGGAACTAATGTGGATATTTCAGATAATCCTATTGGATGGGGAATACGGGATTTAAGCACACAATCTGGTAAGATACTTGGTATTGAGGTTCAGAATTTTCCTCAGAGATATGATACAACTAAATCTTCAGCCGCTGCTCAAGTACAAGAAGTTGATGGTGAAACCATAGCTTTTCATGTTCCAACAACACCTATTACTTTAGATAGAAATGATAATGTAACAGTAGAATATAATTTTCAATTTACAAAGCCTACAAGTGTACAGGATGTAGAATGGAATATACAGTATATAGATCATATGGCTCGAGCTCTTAATCCAGTTGGAACAGATCCCAGAACTGGTGAGCCGATGCAAAATACTAATAGTGCTTCTAGGATACAGTTGACTGGCATGTCAGTTTTTGAACAGGGAGTATTTGAATCGTTGGATACATCACAAGTTTTTACTCATGATTGGGATGGTGGTACAGCAACTGCACATACCAGAAATACACAAACAGTAGTACCTAATTCTATAAAAAGAAAGAATAATAGATGGGGCGGATCTCAATCTCCTAGTGCAGCTGCAGCTGGAGTAGCTAATCATGGATTAGATGACTACTTATATAGTGATGCTGTTCATAGAAGACTTTCAGCTGGAGAATATTCTGAAACAGGTACATGGAACAAGAAGTTTATGAGAATTTGGACTTCAAGTGAAGCTGATAAATATGCAGATGTATCAGGTTTGGGTAACAACGCTGCTATTTCTAGTATTCAAGATAGAAATCATGATTTTACTAATAGAGTAAATAATATAAGTATTTCCGGCGGAGATACTATTACGGATAGTCGTAGTTATTATAATCAACTTAGAAATACTCCTGATTTGACTGATTTGACATCACAAGCTAATCTTTTGGGTAGTGGGGGTAATAATTTTTTCAGTTCTGGTAATAAGTTTGACTATTTTAAAAATATGGTTACAGAATTTTACGATTTTCAGACTAGGATTAATTTTGAAAATAGAAAACTTCAGATTTTCTTGACGCCATGGGGAGAAATTTCCAAGAGAATGAGAGCACATATTAAAAATACAGAATGGCTAAAAGAAACTGAATATCGTACTCATTATCTGGATGGTATCAAAAAAGTAGCTACGAACTCTAATTATATAAAAGAAGATTTATATAATATAGAAACTTTGTGGCAAGGTGGTGGTCGATTATTCTATGATGATCTCTCAGAAGTGGGAGGCATGTATACTACATCTGGTGAAATAAGTACTAACCAAAAGTTTTTTGTAGTTAGAGATATGGCATTAGATCTTTTATATCTTTTTGATAGTGTTGGAGCTTATGAAAGTTATTTGATTCAGACTACAGATTATAATGAAGGTACTGGAAATACTGATTCTGTTATATCTCTCAAAACTACTACGGATTCAAGGTTTATAAATCCACCGTTATTTTTTAGAGTATTTTATGGTCAGGATGGTCACATTTTACCGCAGGATATGAAGGATGATGATATTCAAGGAAGATGGCAACTAAAAACAAATTACAATGATTATCTAAATGAAAAATTTGGTAAGTTTTTAGAAACCAGACAAGCACATCAGTCTTTGGCAGCCGGTGGTGAAGATAATATCTCTAGTGTCAGAACTTGGAGTAGTGAAGCTCCTGTGAATGATCCAGTAACGCCGGATACTGTAATAAAGACATGGAGTGAATTAGTCGATCATAATAATAGCTCTATTGGAAATGGTTCTTCAGCTTACTTGGATGGTGAAACTTTACCTACAATTTTTGGACTTATAGCTAGTCCAGTTGAAAGAGCTGCACAACCAGAAGTAGGACAACTTGATTTTACTGATCTTTATAAGATTAAAGAGGTTGATAATGTTTATGACGTAGACAGAAAAGAACATTATTTAACTCCTATGGGTGCAAGTTCAATTACAATTAGTGAAGATTCTGATCAAGAAACAGTAGATGCATATACTACATTTAATGATGTGGCTGTGTTAGGAACAGATGTTAAAGATGGAACTGGTGTGTCTCCGCCTGGTGGAACATGGGATGCAGGGGAATTTTTTAATAAAACATTATTCAGTGAATTTGATTCTTTTATTCTTAGGAAAACTTCTGTTCAACGGAGTGGTCTTGGCCCTAATCAATGGGAAAAATTGTGGTGGGTTACTGGAGGAAAATTACAACTTAGGGTTGTTTTAGATGGTAATCATAAATTACCTGATGGGGCAACTGCGATTATAGGTAGTTCAGCTAAGGATGAAGCGGGAGTAGATCCTGATGATGTTCATCAATATATTGATCCTACTTTAAATCCTCCTGTAGCAAATGGTACGTGGATGACGGGCATGCCGTATACTATGGTTCTGTATAATTTTGATAATGAAGTTGCAGCTGGAGCTCCAGCAGGATCTAATCAGAATGATCCTCCAATTTTAACTACGGGTCAAGCTCAATGGGATACAAAATTAACTGGTAATTCTGTAGGTATGCGATCTATTGACTTTTCCGGCAGTGCTGTGTCTGGTGATGTTAATTGGCGAGGTGAGTGTAGAAATACATGGGTATTACCTAGTTATAATGGTGGCGGTGGAACTGTTGCCGAGGCGGACAGAGCTCGTTATAGTCAAGCTATTACAATGGATTTTAAATTAACTAATAAATATCAAGATCAAAATACAAATCAAGTTTGGATATTTAATCCAGAAACTAGAGGTATTGACGTTACATCTGATACATGGTGGCAAGGTATAGAAGGGTATCAATCTTTAGATTTTGTTGATGCTAGAGATATTGTTAATCATTTTGACATGAGTTCTGCTACTGAAATAGCACCATTCTTATTGACTACAGATAATACAAATTTCAATTCACAGGGAGATCAAGACGGAAAGGTTAAATTGCGTAGATGTACTTCTTTTGGTATTTATGATGCAGCATGGTTTTTTGGTGAAAGTCCAACATCAGAATTGGAATTGGGGAAATCTACAACTACATCTGTTTGGACATGGGATACTTCAGCTTATGTTGAATCAATTAGTAATTTAGTAGTGCCAGGATTTCATTCAAGATTTAAGTCTCTATTTGTTCCTTCTATTACCGATAGTGTTACAGGGGAATTTTATATTGCGAAATCTTTGAAACACGGAGATGGAGCACTTAATGAACCAACTGATGCTCAAATAAAACTTTGGGAAGCTGGTACAGAATATACTGAATCTGGTAATGATGTACAATTTCCACCATTACCAACTTGTGATGAAGTAATTACTTGTTTAGATGCATTTATAACTGCTAAGGGTAAGACAGTAAGACAATGGGATAAGAAACAATTATTCAATTATATCAGATCTATTGCTCCGTATGGAATGATGGATATGTATGAATTTTTTGATGCTACTCCTGATGAAATGTCTTTGGATTTACCTTCACCAGATAATGATATGTTCTATGGAATAATTACTAATCCAGGCGGTACAGATGGTATGACTAATACAGGTTCATATGTATATCTGACTGCTACTTTTGAGTATAACGGGGCCGTAGTAGTAAATACTGGTGTTCTTGATGCTGGTAATGATGCTCCTCCTAATGCAACATGGCAAGTCGGAGATAGGTTTGTTATTACAACAGGAGATGCTTCACAATCTACAGACCCAACATGGACAAAGGGTGATAAACTTGAAATGACGTGGACTATCAATCCACCCGTAACAACAACGGTGACATAATATGGGAGCGATTATAACGGAAAAGATGGGGTTTTTTAATGTAGATAATTTTATATCTACACTTAGAAACGTAGATCAGATGGTCTACGTTTTTATAGGGAGAAAAGATGTATGGGGCGGTGGTGACATTGCTCCTGATCCCACAATATCTATTCGTAGAGAAATGGAAGATTCTGTAGATATAGTTTCTATGAAAAGGGTTTTTTATAGTGATATTTCGTATATTGTTAAGAAAAATTCTTGGGTTGAGAATACAGTATATAGCCAATATACAGATGATGTGGAGTTGTCTACATTGAATTATTTTGTAGAAATTGATAATCATGTTTTTAAGTGTATTTCAAACAACGGAGGAGCTGCTAGTACTGTTAATCCTTCTTCTGTGTCTAACTATAAAGGATTTTTTAAAACTACTGCAGATAATTATGTATGGAAATATATGTATTCTATTATTGATGTTTTAACAGGTGTATGGGATTGGTCTAATGACATAATACTGAATTCTGGTGGTCAGAATTGGATGCCTGCTAAAAATATAGAAACGAGAACAGAAAATTCAGATCAATGGGATGAAATGCAGTCTGCAGTTGATGGTGGGATTTATAGTTTTAATATTACACCTGCAGATGACGCAGCATTAGTAACTCATTTGGTTAGTTTGGATGGAGCAGATGTATTACTTAACGGTGATGGTTCTGATTTCAAGGGTTCTTTTAGGGCTACTGAAATATCAGCTGGTAGTGGTACTTATAAATTTGTAATTGATACAGTAGATACAGGATTGAATGCAGGAAAGGATTATAATATAATAACTGGTCTAACTATAGATGGTAGTCCAAATGATACTGGAAATACAGATTATATAGATTATATAAAACCTATTTTTTCTCCGTTGGGTGGCCACGGTTCTAATCCAGTGAGAGAATTGGGTGGAGAATTTGTTCTTATTAAAGCAAATATTAGTTCTTTTGTAGGTACATATAGAAAAATGGGATTAATTGTAAATCCATTACGAAAAACAAAATCAGATGGTGTAACAGAAAATACAATTAATCATATAGATGATACAGGGGAATTAGTAGTCGGCGAGAGAATAGGAAAAGAGGATGTAGAAAATGCTACAGTAGATGATGATTATTTAAACTATTCGGGTGATGTAGTTTACATAGAAAACTTAGTTCCAGCTAAGACGATAGAAGAAAATTCTAGTGTAGATATAAAAATGATACTTAGTTTTTAAGGAGCAATTATGGCAACAAATATGAATATACGGCCTTACTATGATGATTTTAGTGAGGATAGCAATTATTACAGGATATTATTCAGGCCATCCTTTTCAGTACAAGCCAGAGAGCTGACACAATTACAGACTATTCTTAGTGATCAAGTTTCTAAGGTAGGGAATAGTTTGCTAGACGATGGGGATGTTTTATCCGGCGGAGAAATGTCGTATGATTCAATAGCCAAAACTGTAACTGTTAAGGATGGAGTTTATTATTTAAATGGAATGGCTATTAATGTAGATATACAAGATCCAATAGTGGTTGGGGATGATCAATTAGTAGGATTTCTGGTAGTTGAAGAATTTGTTAATGCTGGTTCGGATGATACATTATACGATAATGCAGCAGGTTCACCTAATTATAGAGGGCCTGGGGCAGATAGATTTAAGGTTGGTTTAGAATTAGTATCCAGAGATGAAGTTATAGAGGATGAAATTTTTATTGAGATTTTTAGATTGATTAATGGAGAAGTATATCAATCACAGTCAACAGCATCTACAATTATCACAGAAGAAAAATATTCAGAAAAGGTCAAGAAGTCAGATGGTGATTATGTATTAGATGCATTTGACATTGATATAAAATCCATTTCTACAACTGATAGTGGTGTTGAGGACTCTTATAAAGTATCTATCAATGATGGAATTGCAATAATAGATGGTAAAGAGGTCGAGGTAGAAACTGCAAAATCCATTACTATTCCTAAAGCTAGAGAAGATTTAGCTGTTAATAGAATAACAGCGAATGTTGAAACTGGACAGTATGCATATATTATAAAGGAAGGAGCTAGTGGTATTAATTTTGGTGTACCAATGGCTCTCCAACATTATGATGGTGCTTTTACTCCAGTAGGAGCCGCAACACCAACACATATTGCAGCATATGATGAAACTTTTGTTAAGTTATTTTTGACAAATATATCATATGTGGATGGAAAAACTTCAACTGACGTAACACATTTATCTGAATCTGATGCAGTTACTACTGGTGCTGTTGGACTTCATGTTGTTGGAGGAGAAGAGCTTGATGGTGGATCTAATGCTAATTGGAGTGGGTTTTCGTTTCAAGGAACTGATAATCAACTTTTTAAATTGTCAGCTGGATCTGTTACCTCAATGCAAGATTTGATCTTTGAGGGTAGACGGATAGTTCAGAAGCAGTCAGGTGGAACTGCACAGGAGTTTGAAATAACGTCAGGTTATGTTAATGTGAAAACAGCTGTAGGAACAGGAAATTTTGTAGACCTAGATAGTGTTTGTTTGGTTATTACATTAGGCGGAGTTAAAAAATCTTATACCAGTAATGAATTGTTTATTGATGAGGATGGTTCTACTCTTAAATTTTCATCAAAAGATTCTAATAAGACTTTTTCTACTGGTGTGGGAGATAATATTGCTTTTTATTCGTCTAAGGTTTCTTTTGGTTCTACTGCTACAAAGGAATTAGATTATTTTTATAAAGCAATTAATAATACTGGTTGGAATGGAGTAACACCTTTAGATACAAGAGTTAAATTGAGAGATTCAGAAGTTATTTCTTTTGTTGCTATGCAGTATACTACTTTTGATCCTAATTATACAAATACTGTTACTAGTGGGATTATAAATGATTTATCTGATTGGACAGATGTTACTTCAGATTGGATGTTAGAATCGACAGATACAGATAGTGAGGTAAACGATTCTTACATCACTCTTAGGCCTACTGCATTAGATCCAGATGGTGTTGTTTTGATTAATTATACTTATTGGAAATCTACAGGATCGGATAAGATTTTCCATGGCGGTTCTTATGACTCAGATCATTTCGATAAACTTTCGTCTTATATTGATTCCGATGGAAATGAATATACTCTAGCAGATGTTCTTGATTTGAGACAAGATGATAAGATTTTTTACAACTGTAAATTTGAAGCTAAGGGTACAGTGAATGGGAAAAGAATGGATTCATTGGTTCTTAGGTCTGATGGGAATTTAGTAATTGTCGAGAGTGCTAAGTATATTGATAAGATAGATAATAATTTTATTGAGAATGGTATTAAATTATATGATCTAAATTTACATCCTTATGATGGAATTGATTTTATACGAACTCATGGCGTAAGGAATGTTAATTATATCCATAATCTAGGTAAAAGAATATCTAATTTAGAGGATAAAATTATATTCAGTCCATTGGAAACGGAAGCGTTATCTACAGATGTCGGAACTAAAGTCATAGAAGGAGTAATGGTTGATGGTTTTAGGGGAATCGGAAAATCGAAATCTCAAACTATAGCTGTTGATTATATAGAGAATGAACTTAGACCTGATTATGCTATTAGTAAAGGTGATATAGTTAGTTCTGGATCTCCTAAAGTTGTAACACTACCTGTGGATTCTAGTATATCCGATATTGCTAATCTTCAAACATCAGGTTCGATTTTAATCAACGAACCAAAAAATACTATTTATCATATTTCTTTAGATCCTATAACATGGTATGACGAAAATCAATTGCCGATGATTATGTCTGATCCTGATAACTATTTCAGTGGAATGGATAATACTACTGTTTGGAATGGTTGGCAACATTTTTGGTATGGAAGTCTTGATGATTCGGTATATTCTTCCTCTATAAATGTAGATAATAAAGGAAGAAGATTATTGGGTAATAATTTTCGCCCATATGTAACAGGTAAATTATCAGGTAATATAACTCCGTCTTTTGGTTCATCATCATTTAAAATATTCCTAGATAAAGAGGAACAGGAAAATGTAACTGTATCTGGGCCAACTTTCGATGTGGATTTACCGCCATTAACTTTAAGTGGAAAGAAATTAGTTGAGATCAAAAACGGTGATAGTGTTCTGGCTTCTAATTATTTGTATGCTAGGGGATTTGGTCAGATAGGTCAGGAAAAATCTTTAGAGGGTATAGTTCAAGAATTTGATGTTATAACAGATACTTTTTACACAAAAGTAGATTTGTATTTTGATACAATAGATACTCAGCATACTGTGTTTGTACAGATTAAAGATATGAATACTGGTGATATTGTTCCGTATTCTACTGTTAATTCAGCCGTTACTGTAGTGGGGAAACAAACTTTTACCTTTAATGAAACTATTTTGCTTAAATCTGGTAAGTATGGATTGGTAGTTTCAACGTCATCAGATACAGCTAAATTGACTACAGGAGTTTATGGAGGTTCTTCTGTCGGGCCTTTGAATGGTAATAAACTTATTAATTTAAAATTTAATTTATATAGAGCTGATTTTACAAAAACGGAAAGGATAGAATCTCTTACTATTAACGCGGTTTCAAATTCCATAGATAAAATTTTTCTGAACGAAAATTATATGGATCGGATAAAGGTGTATCAACCAACACATAATTTTAGTACTACTGAACAAGTAACATTAGGAGGCTTTCTTGGGAATTTGGTTCAAGATGTCGAATTTGTTCAAGATCAAGCTGATGATATTGATGTATTTGTAGGTAATGTAATGAATCAAGGAGATAATATAATCGGATTGAATGCATTCCAACAGTTAGCTGATGTTTCTGTAGATCAGATTGAAGCTACACCTTCTGCAGCAACTTTACTCAATGCTTCAACTGCAAGTTATAATTATGGAAAAGTTATAGGGTGGAATTCTTCTACTCGGACTTTAACGTTTGAAATGACTGCTGGTAGTTTCTCAAAGGAAACAACTTCTGGTCAAGGATTGGTTATTAGTATTCATCAAGAATCTTATACGAGTCATTTTTTACCTAGTACTGTTCAAAATGGAACGGAAACTAGTATTTCTGGTGTATCATCTAGTGAATTAAATAATACTTTTAATGTTATTTCTCGTACTAATGATTCTTATGTACTAGAAGCTACAACTTCTGGTTCCTTTACTCCAACTGTAACAGGATTTTATTCTGATCCTAATATGAAGGTTGTAGATTCAGATATACGTTCTGATATGTTATATCTAAACGCGACTAAATATCTTCCAGTAGGAGCTAGTGAAAAATGGGATTTGATGGATGGATCAGCAGTTGTGATGGAATTGTCTCCTAATTCAAATACTTATTTACAGACACCTTTGGAAATAAATTCTTATTCTATTGGATGGACTATAAGTTCAGATGATTCGAGGGTATCTCCAGTTTTATATACTGATTGTGCAGATCTGTTAATTGTTTCTAATTTATTGGATTCTTCAACAGCTACATTCTCTGATACGAATATGAATTGGGTTCGGGTGCCGGTAACAGGAAACGATAATAATGGTAATCCATATGGAATTGGAGTTAGACAGGGTGTATTAGGTAAAATAAGTGAGGTAAACGATCAGGCGAATGAAGATTTAGATGTTATATCTGGTTTAGAAGTAGGGAACTATCTTATGTTAGATACAGGAGCTACTAAAAAGATATATACAGTTCTTGAATTAAATTCAACTGGTTTAGCTGTTGTTGGTGGAACGGGTATTAATGTTAATTCTCAGTCGGTTCATAAATTGTATAAATTAGCTGGTCATGTTAATGAAACTCATAGAACAGATGGTTCATCATTGTCGAAATATATTTCACCTACTGTTAATTTTAATAATAGTATAAATGGAATTAGGGTAGACTTTGATGCTATTTGTCCTACTGGAAATTGGATTGAGGTATATTATAGTGATGGGAAAAATCCATTTGTTGAAATTCCTATCAAATATCCTGAGTCTGGCGTGTCATCTACATATCAGTCATTTTCTTATGAGGCGGTAATGGAGTATATTAGTAATTTAGAGGTTAAAATAGTCATGAAAGGAACTGATACTATTGGGGTTCCTAAAATTAAAAACTTGAAAATAATTGGACTCAATGATTATGAAGCAGTTGTTCCTTCAACTACTACTGAAGTAATAACATTGATAATTGATAATATTTTCAAAATTACATATGAAGCAGATATAAATGCAATTGTTGGTTCAACATCCACATTTACTTTAGCTGCTAATTTAGTTTCTGGAAATACAGGAGCATGGTCAATAGATGCGGAAGAAGTTGGTAATACTATGTTAGGTGCTGTAAATTTAGATAATGCGGATACGGTGAGTTTTACACCTATTACTCATACGGGATCTCCTACGACACTTAGGATAACGATTACAGATGCAGCAAATGAAACCGCTGTCAAAGATATTAATGTTATTGTTCATGCAAGTGTTTAGTAGAGAATAGAGGATGAACTATAAAAGAGATGTCAAAACAGGAGCTATTATAAATACAAGTAATAAGAAATCACTGGAGCATAGGGTGGCTCAGTTAGAACGGGAAATAGAGGAGCTTCGACTCCTTGTCAAAGGAGAGAAGAATGGACAAATTAGAATTGACCAATACAATCGGTCAGATGAAAGACAAAATCAATGAAATTATAAATAGTATTGAGGAAAATGTGACGGAAATTAAATTATATAATGCAAGTGATGAAACTCAATATGTAACTATAACTTACAATGGAACGAACGTAATTTTTACGACAAATGATTCAACGCCAAAAACTGGTACTGTAACCTTGGTGTAATGAATCTAAACATTATATAATTTAAGGAGAAAAAGGAAATGGCACAAATAATTCAAATTAAACGGACAGCCACAGAGATTACGGCTGCGAATACACTTGCTCCTGCAACTGGTTTAGAAAATGAAGCTGGAGATGCTGCTTCTAACTTAGCAATAGGGGAACTTTTATATGCAAGTGGAAAAGTAGTTGGAACAGGAACGGGAGTTCTGTATGTGGGTAACGATGGTTCTGCAGCTGCATCTATTATAGGTGGTAAAGCTTTTACCGATATGTTAGATCCTGACGACGAAGATGCATTATCAATATTAAAACAATCAGATGCTTTAGGTGGTGGAACTAGTGCAGCCTCATTGACATTGGCTGATGCTAGTGCATCTGGTACTATTACGTTAGCATCACCTGCTTCTGCTTCAGCTAACGGAACAGTTTTATTACCTAATGGTGCTGGAGCAGTTGCAGCAGGTTCTCTATTGAGTCTTAATTCATCTAGTAAAGTTGGTGCAGGTTTTGGTGTTGCTGGTAAAGTTACAGCAGATAGTGGTTTTGATGCTACTGATTCTGGTGTTGCTAATGCAGGGGCTATTACTGCTGCTACTCACGTTACCAGAGATGTAGATATTAGTCATGAATTAATGGATGGTACAGATGATACTACAGACGCTAATACTAGAGTAGGTTTTAAAATACAAGATGCTGCAGGATTTTTTCCAGGCGGAACTAGAACTGATGATAACACTTTATGGGAAGCTGGAGATACTTTTATAACTACCTCCCCAGGCGTTGATATTGATATAGGTTATACTGGTCAATTGGATGCTGGAAATATTGCAATTAATGCAACTGAAGGAACCGTTACTGGTTCTATTATTTCTGGTGGTCAAGTTAATTCAGCCGATACTCAGGTTGACAATCAACTTAATGTTGGTCTGAATCAGGAAGCGACAATTGACAATTTAGGTAATATTACAACTTTAGGTCACATAAAGTCTACTTACCAAAACCTTAGCGGTCATTTACTTATTGATGACGGTAGTATTACAGATGCTTTAGGAGTTACATCTACTGGTACAGTTCAAGGTCTTACTCTTACAGACGGTGTTGCTTCTCTAAATGCTGGTGCACTTACTGGTTCAACAGGTGTTACTCTTGCTTCTGGTAGTGTGACTGCTCCAGTGGTACAGACTACAGGTACTGCTAAATTAGATGCTAATGAAGTTTCTGGTGCTACTTTGGCACTGTCAGGAAATGCAGTTGTTAAAGGTAGTCTTGAAGTTGCTGGTAGTACAGTGATAGTAGACGCATCAAATGTAACAATTGCAGACTCAATGGTTCAAGTTGCCGCAGACGGTTTCGGTCAAACTGTTACTAACGATCTTGGATGGTTTGGTAATACTAGTCGTGCATTGGTTGCTCCAGTATCTGATGGTGGAACTTTAGTTTCCCAGAATGATGGGCCAGTTTCGCCGCAGGGTACAGACGGTATTGCAGGAACTGGTATTATTGGAACAGACAGAGTTATTAGAGTAATTTTACAGACTGACGGTAATACTTATGGATTCTTACACAGTGGTGAGAATGGTGTTATTGGTAAAACTCATGTTGATGGTGGTAACAATGCAGCTCCTACTGGTACTTGGGCTGTTGGTGATGCATTTCAAGTTGGCCCAACAAATTATCCAACTACTACAAATACAGACGGTGCTGGTGTAGGTAAATGGGGTGCTACTGATTTGTATCTAACTTATGCTGGTATGGCGTATGATCAACAAACACAATCTTTTAAACTTCTACAGAACGATACTAAGCCAGGAACCAATTGGGATACTGGTACAAGTACTAAGGCTACATTAGTTGCTGATGTTACTGGTGATGTTACTGGTGTTTTGACAGGTAATGCTGATACGGCTTCATTAGCCGCTGAAGCAACTGCACTCGCCGCTGACATGACAATTACACTTGGTGGAGATTTGAGTGGTGCTGCTACAACAAGAGGTACAAGTCAAACTCTAACAGCTACTGTTGTGGATAATTCAGTTGAAGGTAAAATGTTACATCCAACTGCAGTGACAGGTGATGGAACTGAAGGTTCTAATGCTGGTTATGGTCTAAAACAAAATGGAACTGATCATCTTGAAGTAGATTGGAAAGCTAATGGTCTTAATGATGCAGCAGTTAAAACTTTGATCGGTACTGAATCTACAAGTTCTCTTTCTGGTGCTTCTGATACTACGATTTCTAATCCAGTTGATGATAATGTTTTATCATATGATGATGGTAAGTGGAAAAATCAAACTTTAGCTGCTGCAGGTATTGAACCTACTTTAGCCAATGCTTCTGCTGGAACAAAAGGGTCGATGTCATCTACTCATTATTCAAAATTGGAAGCTATTGTGACAACAGCTACAGCCAATACTAGAGGACTAGCACTTGAACCATTTTATACTGCTGCTGTTCCAGATGCAATTTCAGCTGTGGGAGAAAATGCTGCTGTTAAGGGTTTAATGTCTGTTGGTGATAAAAATAAATTAGATGGTATAGCCACTAATGCTATAGCTAATATTACTGGTGAAACTTTTGCTAGTTTGTCTGATATTTCTGAACCAACAACTGGCCAAGATGGTTATAAGTTGACAGGTTCAAAATCTGGAACTGATCCAGCTACTTATTCTTGGGTACGAGATGATGATGACAGTAAATTGGATGATGTTACTAATGAGATCAAAGCTGATCACCTTGATTTCGGAACTGATAAAGAAGGTGCTGCTGATCAAATTAGTACAACTGACTTACCAGAAGGTAATAAATTGTATTATACAGATGCCAGAGTTACTACTCAAGTTCAAACCAATTTAGATACTGATGATTTATCTGAAGCGGCAAGTAATCCTACTAATTTGTGGTATACAGGGGAAAGAGTTGACGATAGAGTTAATAGTTTGATTCAGAACTCATCTAATTCTGGATTGACATGGGCTTATGTTGATAATGCTGCCGCTGCTGGTACACTTACACCTACAATTGACCTCAGTAAATTTTCTACAGCTAATTTACCAGAAGGTGTTGGCAGTGAGTATTATACAGATGTCAAGGCTGATGGAAGAATTACTGCAGCCTCAGCTAATGTAGCTGAAGCTGGTAAAGTAGCAAAATGGGCTGCAAATGCTAATATGGATGCCGCTGGTATCACACTTGGCGCTAATGGTATTATTGGAGACGCAGGTGTTGCGATTTCAACAACTGGTGCTGACGATACTGTTGTAGTGACCTTTGGTGGTGCTACTACCGCAATTACACTCGATAAAAATGGAATTACAAATACATCTACTAGTCAAGTGATGTCTTTGAATAATTTTACTGCAGATGGTGGTACTTTATCAGCACCACAACCGTAGGGTAAATAATAACAATTAAATTTTGAAGGAATAGATATATTATGGAAAATCAAGAAATTGGTAATGGTGACAATACTAGAATTTATGAACGAGCTTTGGAAATTTCTAGGGGTCGTATTACCGAATTGACGTGGAACAATATTCTTTTTGAAGCAAACTTGGATGTAAAAAATGTTGAAGCTGAAGAACGAGATGCCAATGTTGAGGTTGCTCGACTTCAGCTTCAACTCCAAGAATTAATAGAGGCAAATAATGAACTTCAAGGTCAACGAGATGATTTTGAAGAAAAACAAACACAAGTATCTGTTGATTATACTAAATTACAAAAATTAGAGGATATGAATAAAGCACTAAGAGAAAAGATTAATGATTTACAAACAAAATTAGGTGCTTTAGATGAGTATGATATTAGTGATGTTCTTAAAAAAGTTGGACAGTTATCAGTTCTTGAAAATGAAGTAGCTGAGTCGAAACAAATTTTGGGCGAAGCTAATGAAAAATTGACAATATCTGATAAAACATCTGCAGAATTGATTATTGAAAATAATGAATATAAGAATGAATTAGAAGATCTACGGCCTAAAGTTAAACTTTTAGAATCCCAGGCGATAAAGGGAAGATCTTCCACTGGTGCATATGCAGATTTAGAACAAGAATTTCTTAAGAGAGAACAGAAGTTTAATGAAATGCAGCAAAGACATAATGTGGTAATGGAAGAAGTATCACAGACAAAGAGGGATAGGCAAGACTTTGAATCTGCATTAGTAACACAGAAAAAATTGTATACTGAATTAGTACAGAAAACCGATAAAAAGGCTGAAGAACAACGTTTAGAAATAGAAAAACTAACAACAGGTGAATCCAAACCAGCTCCTAAAAAAAGAGGACGACCAAGAAAAAATAATGGTGATGATTCTCAGGATGGGGGAGTTTTAGAATCTTAGATTAAAGGGAAAAATATATGTCAAACGCTATTTTACATAAGAGAAGAATCTTAAATGAAGCTGATCCATTACATACTGATTTATTACTTGGTGAATTAGCGATTAATACTAAGACTGGCAAGTTATTCATGAAAGATAATAACGATGCAGTTATTGATGTTAATTCAAGTGTAATAAATATAGAGGTTAATTATACTGGAACATCTCCCAACCTTACTCCTGTAACAATGAAACTTGATGGTTCAGTCAGAACAGAAATAATTTTACATAAGGGTTTACCATATACTTTCAGAATAACAGAGCTGCAAACTGGTGGTATTGGGGGTACTGATATAATGTTTTATACCCAAGCTGCTGAAGGTGCTGTGCACCAAGAATACCTTACAAATGTTACTCATTTTGATTTTCATGCAACCATTTACATTCCACAGGATGCCCCAGATAATTTGAAGTTTGGAATAAGAGCTCCAGGCAATGGGTCTGCTATAGAAGGATCTGGCGGTGATATAATTTATTCTGATCAAAGTGGTGGAACTGCTAGTGGTGATGGTCAAAGATTGATTGATTCTGATGCAGTTTTTGAATGGGATACTACTCCAGATGTATGGAAAACAGGACACGACGAAGGATTACGAGCAAGTAGTGGAAAATTAATGTTGGATGATATTATACTTCAATCTAGTGGTGGAAATACTATAACTTTTGGTAGCCAAACAACAGTGGAAAATATTTTAGTTGATGGTGGAAGCTACACATAAATCGTGATAGTGAGTTTCCAATAATGATAAATATAGATTAGAAGATAATAGAGAAAATCGTTTATTCAAAAAAGCAATAGAAAAATAAAGTACAATATAAGGAATATAAGATATGGCACA